TTCGCTGGAATTGTGCGAGGCTCAGGAAGAAGACGAAGCGAGGCAAGAGACAGAAGCGGATCTCAACCAATGGCTAAACGGGGACGCTGTACGCGCATCCCTCGCAAGCCTCAGCGCATACAAGCGATAAACTTATTTTAACATCTGTAAAAATAATGCTTGACAAGGTGAACAGGGTCAGGCATTATAGGTTCATCAACTAGCAAAACGGAGCAACAACAATGAACAAAAAGCAAATTTCAGATTTGATCAACGAAGGATTCGGCAACCTTTACCCATTAACGTATGCCACTTATACCGATTATCGAGCAGAAATGCTTGATGACGAACTGAAGCAAGAAAAGAGGCACCGAGCATTTATCTCTGTCGCCTTCAAGCCGAAGTTTAGCGCCTCAATTGTGTCTAAATATTGGGTCATTCTAGCTATTAGGACCGCAATGCTTTCAGACCACTTTAGACCCCGCGATATTCTCCACTGCAAAAAATCGTATATTTTAGCCCATGCCATCAAAGATGATGACCGCTTCGATCTTGACGCAATGTTTGACGGGTTTGACTGGGAAGCCTTCGAGTCTATCGATTACCGTCAAGGCGATTTGTTCATCAAGGCTGATTCTGTGGAGGTGGCAGCATGAACTACAACGACGATAGAGCCCTTGTTATAGCGCCCTCGAATGATGACGGGAGCATGAAAGAGATAGAAACATATTTTGAATCGTTCGTAGTGGCAATCTCGCTTTCAGTATCGGCCCCAACTGATGAGCAAAGGCTTGAGGCGTTAGAAATCGCTCAGAGCCTCATGGATAGGTTATCAGCGGACGAAATAGATCAAGCGTTGGAGGTGGTCGAAAATGCTATTGCGGAGAATGATCGGCAAATCGACGAAGAAAGATCATTAATCGAAGGGGGTGCAGCATGAAGAACTATGGATATGCATTAGGCAAGATCAAGGCAACCAAAAACACCGAGCAATTGAACAAGGTTGAGGTGCTTCTGAGCCAGTTGTATACCTACGGGTTCCTAACTGGCAAAGAATTTAGGGAATTAGATTGCAAGCTAGTTGACCACTCACTAAAATTAGAGGGAATTACAGCATGAGAAGACACAGCACAAGCCGCAAGCATCACAGCCAAGATCAATTGATTATGACGGTATGCGCTCTGTTCTTCCTGTCGATCCTCGTGGGGTCGTTCTTCCTTTAGCTTGACCCCTTTCCAACTTCCTAGCCCCTTAAATGGGGCTTTTTTTTGCCTATTCAAAGCGTTATACTCTAAAGGTCACAGATCCAAGGGGTTTATTCGATATGGTTATATTGACGCGATGGGCATTTTTCAATGATTGCACACTTGGGCGTTTAGAGTTCGAAGGGTTCAAGTGTTGGACAGTTGAGCGACCTTGGCTAGATAACGCTGTGAACGTCTCTTGCGTTCCTGATGGCGTCTATACGATGGAACGGCACGATTCCCCAAAGTTCGGCCCCGATGTTTGGGAACTTCAAAACGTACCGGAACGGTCTTACATCTTGATTCACGCTGGCAACACTTCAAAAGATGTCACTGGTTGCATTGCATTAGGCGAAGGCTTGAGAGTTGGTGGAGATGGTGTCACAAGCTCTAGGAAGGCTCTAGCAGCGTTTGAGAAGCTCACCAATGGGATTGAATCGCTAGATATTAAAATCGCTTCCGGCCGAATCTCTGAGCGTTCTTGATCGTATATTGTCGCAACTTAAAAAGGATTGGTCCAAATGGCGAAAGATCCCCGCCTGGAGCGGTACAACTTGGAAGGCTTCAACAAGCCAAAGCGAACGCCAAAGCATCCGGATAAATCTCATGTTGTTCTGGCGAAGGATGGCAGCACCGTTAAACTGATCCGATTCGGCCAACAGGGAGTCAGTGGAAGCCCCGCCAGGAAAGGCGAAAGCAAAGCAGATGCGGCAAGGCGTGCGAGCTTCAAGGCGAGACACGCCAAAGGAATAGCCAAAGGCAAATTGAGCGGGTCTTATTGGTCAAACCGGGTCAAGTGGTAGGTGTGGCCCAAGAAACGAAAACGGGCCTTGTGGCCTCATTTAAAGCGCAACCGGAGGCAATCCCATGCCATACAAAGACCTAAAAAAGCAGGGCCAGAAGGTCAAGAAGACAAGCGACAAGAAGCCCAAGCCGATGAAAAAGCCCAAGAGGTGACGACATGGCAGGAAGACCCAGAACAGAGATCGACCTCGACCAACTGAAAAAGCTGATGGCGCTGAATTGCACGATGGCAGAAGTTGCGGCGTTCTTTGGTTGCAACAAGAAAACCATCGAGCGCCGAATGAATGATGATGATGAGTTCGCTGAGATCATCGACCACGGGCGAGCTGATGGGATGCTGTCAGTGAGGCGCAAGCAATTCCAGATCATGGAATCAGGGAACGCAACGATGGCGATATGGCTAGGAAAACAGCTCTTAGGCCAGCGGGATAGCTTCGACATGATCCAGGAGCACAAGCCCATCTCTATCGAGATCGTTAACCCGCATGTCTTCGACGATTAGCCCAACCAAGCCTCAGTTCGACTACATCACTTCGGAGGCCAGTTATCCGGCGATGGTGGCAGGATTCGGGGCGGGTAAGACTGAGGGCGCTATTCATCGCTCGATCATTGGCAAACTGAGAAGCCCAACGACCAACCGAGGCTTTTATGCACCCACATACGACCTGATTCGCATGATAGCCTTTCCACGCTTCGAGGAAATATTGACGGAGCTTGAGATACCCTACAGGCTCTACAAGTCCCCTCTGAACTACATTGATATTAATGGCATGGGCTTGATCTTCTTCCGGTCGATGGATGCACCGCACCGGATCATTGGGTATGAGCACGCAGATGCTGATGTTGATGAGCTGGACACCATGAAGCCAGAAGACGCGGCCCACGCTTGGCGACAGATCCTAGCTAGAAACCGGCAGAAGAAGCCGGACGGAAAGCCCAACACGGTTGGGGTCACTACAACGCCGGAGGGTTTTCGGTTTGTCTATCAGGCGTGGAAGAAAGACCCGAAACCGGGTTATGAGATCATTCAAGCGCCCACAGAAAGCAACCCGCACATCCCCGAGGGATACGTTGACAGCCTAAAAGCGATCTATCCTGAACACTTGCTCGCCGCCTACTTAGAGGGCCAGTTTGTCAACCTTACCAGCGGGACGGTATACATGAGCTATGATCGGCACGCTTGCGGGTCAACTGAGACCATCAAAGAGAATGAGCCGCTGTTCATTGGGTGCGATTTCAACGTTACAAAACAAGCCGCAACCATCTATGTGCAAAGGGAAGGCGGCAGGGTATGGCACGCGGTCGATGAGTTGGTGAACATGTATGATACGCCGGAGATGATCAGGATCATTCAGGGGCGCTATCCTCATCACCCGATCTATATCTACCCAGATGCTTCAGGCGGGGCCAGGAAGACGGTCAATGCGTCCCTAAGTGATCTGGCGTTGCTTGAGCAAGCAGGGTTCACGGTGAGGGCGAAGAAGAAGAACCCAGCGATCAAGGACAGGGTGGCGGCCATGAATAGGGCGCTTGGTCAGGGAAGGGTTAAAATTAACGCCGAGGCGTGCAAAGTCACCGCCGAATCGTTAGAGCAGCAAGTCTACAAGAACGGAGAGCCGGACAAATCAACCGGCGTTGATCACCAAAACGATGCAACCACCTACCCCATAGCGCATGAGATGCCGGTCATGAAGCCGGTCGCAAATGTACGCTTTGCCTTTGCCACTTAAGAGAGTTGACCGATGACCGTTGAAAACAAAAACCCAGAATACGAAACCTACCTCCCTGTTTGGAAGAAGACCCGAGACGCAGTGAGAGGCTCTGTAGCCGTCAAAGACAAGAGGCAGGACTATTTGCCCGTACCAGATTCGGAGTCCAATGATGACAGCGTAGGTTCTCAGTCGATGCGATACCGGCAGTATCTTAAGCGTGCACTATTCACCAACTTCACCGGGCGAACTAAAAACGCGTTGGTCGGGGCCGCTTTCCGAAAAATGCCCGTTCTGGAGATTCCTACAGCTCTTGACTACCTTCTTGATGATGCAACGGGTGACGGCTTGGGTCTAGTCCAAATGGCCAAAGATGAGCTGTCTAACCTTCTGGAGACTGGCCGGTCTTTTCTGTTGGTTGACTACCCCCAATCAGAGGACGGGTTAAGCGCCGAAGAAGTCTCGATGTTGGACCTGAAAGCCTCGATCATCCCATTTACGGCAGAACAGGTGATTAACTGGCGAACTGAGGCGGTGAGAGGGCGCAAACTGTTGACCCTTTGCGTGATCGCTGAGGACTACAAAAACGGCGGCGATGAGTTCGCACATGACACCGATACACAATATCGAGTTCTCCGGCTCAGAGATGACGGTTATACACAACAGCTCTACCGGGACGGCGTACCGTTTACTGAGGAATTCTATCCCAAACGGGCTGATGGCTCTGCTTGGGATGTCATACCGGGCGTTTTTGTGGGGTCAAAGAACAACGATGCCACTGTAGACGATGCGCCCCTCTCAGATATTGCTGATGTGAACATTGCCCATTATCGGAACTCTGCCGATTACGAGGAATCATGTTTTCTGACTGGCCAACCAACCCTGTTTATCACTCATAGCCTCTCGATGGAGCAGTGGTTCGAGTACAACCCAAACGGGATCAAGCTAGGATCTAGGGCCGGGCATGTGCTCGGTGAGGCTGGAGGGGCCACACTGGTACAGGCTGACCCTAACAACCTTGTCTTGGAAGCCATGAAAGCAAAAGAGTCCGCAATGGTGGCGATTGGTGCGCGTATTGTCACCGACAGGGGCGGGAATGAGACGGCAGAGGGCGCAAGAATCCGATTTGCAAGTGAAAACTCGGTGCTCGGTGATATTGTCCACAACTTGAGCCAAGCTATCGAACAGTGCCTTGTATGGTGCGGTGAATTCATGGGCGTTGGTGATCTGGCTGAGTTTGAGATCAATCGAGAATTTTACGATAAGTCTGTAGACCCCCAGCTTCTGATGTCAATGGTCACTCTGTTAGACCGGCAGATCATCAGCAATCAGGACATTTTCGACCGGCTTAAGGCGGGTGGAATCATCGATGCTGATCGACAGCTTGAGGACATACAAGAAGAACTCGGAGAGCTGGCCCCGCTAGGCTAAACCATGTCAACGAATGACAAAATCGAGGACGCGATCACGCGCCATCAGGTCTTCATCATGCGCTACTCGCTAGGGCGCGAGGCTGTGGCTGATGAGTACGTTGCGCGGCTTGTGGAGGCCGTTGAGGAGCGTCTGGGGCCGGATGTTGCCTCAGTGTCTCCGGCTAGGCTTGATCAGATCATTGCGGACGTTCTAAGCGACATCAAAGAGCGGTCTGATGAGTACGAAAAGAGCGTTGTCGATGAGATGTTGGAGTTCATTGGGTATCAGTCGGACTTTAACGTCAACCTCTTAGACTTCAATGTGGAAGGCGATGCGGTGGCCCCGGCGCTCGGAATACTACAGGCAGCAATGCTACTTCGGAGGATGCCGCTAGAACCCACCAAATCCTACACGATCAACGAGGCATTGAGGGAATACTCAGACCGGAAGTCAAGACAGATCGTCCAAACCGTACGGGATGGCGTAACTTTGGGCCAAACCAGCCAAGAAATATCGGCAAACGTCAAAAATTTGACTAAATTACAGCAAAGACAGGCCGCAACCCTAGCAAGAACGATCACCAACTATGTCAGCATCCAGGCTAGAGAAGTGGTTATGAGAGAGAACCCTGATATAACCGATAGCTATAAGTGGATCGCTACTTTGGACAGCCGCACTTCTCTGATTTGTGCGAGCAGGGACCAACAGGTATTCAAAGAGAGCAACGACAGCCCAAAGCCTCCGGCGCACTTCAATTGCCGAAGCACAATCACTCCGATTGTAAAAGATGAGTTTGATTTGGGATTGGACATACAGGGCCGCAGACCGGCTGTGAGCGACGAAGGGGTGAAACAGGTAAAGGGCAATACTAGCTATGAATCATGGCTTAGAAGGCAATCTGTGGCGTTTCAGGTGGAAGTGCTAGGGGTAGCCAGAGCCAAACTGTTCCGAGAGGGGAGAATATCAATAGGCCGCTTTGTGGATGAGCAAGGCCGGACGTTGACGCTTGACCAACTCAGGAAACTGGAGCCGATGGTCTTTGAGGACTTAGGCATTTAATACGGCAGAGCCGTACATTGCAAACTAGAGGTGAGCAAATGGAAGCGTTAAAAGATATTGAGTTGGATGACGATGTAAAGGGGCAGATCGCTGAGAGGCTAGAGCTAGAGATACAAGCTAGACTAGATCAAGAGGTCTCAGGGCTAAAGTCTAAAAACGATGAGCTGATTGCTGAAAAGCGAAAGGCGCAAGAGGCAACCGAAGCCGCAAAAACGAGGGCCAAGCAGGAAGCAGAAGACAAGGCTAGGGCTGAGAATGATTATAAGCAATTGTTCGAGTCTCAGAAGCAAGAGTCCGATACCCTGCGCAAAACCATCGAGAAGATGAATTCTGATATTTCTAGGTCTAAAATAGACCAAGAAGCCGTAAAAATAGCGTCAGGCTTGACAAAAGACACAAGTCGGGCGAAACTTTTACAACAACAGATCAGCCAGAGGCTGACCCTAGTTGATAATGAGATTCGAGTGGCTGATGAATCCGGTCAATTGACTGTTTCTACACTTGATGACCTCACTAACTCTATCAAACAGAACTTCCCGTTCCTGGTTGATGGCAGTCAAGCAAATGGCGGCGGGGCCGTCAGAGCGCAAGGCAGAGCCGAAGCGCGATCCAAAGAGATGTCACGAGCTGACTTTGATGCACTGCGTCCGGTTGATCAATCGGATTTTATGCGTTCGGGCGGCAAACTTTATGATGATTAAGGAGGCCAACAATGGCTAACGTATTAACTAACCTTGCCGCTGATATTTATGTCGCGGCTGACGTAGTGGGTCGAGAGCTTGTTGGCTTCATCCCTGCTTCAACCATTAACGCAAACGGATCAGAGCGAGTCGCTAAAGGCGATACCGTTCGGGCATCCTTCACACGAGCTGCGACTGCTGTCGATGTGTCTGAGTCTATGACTGTTCCTGAAGGGACCGATCAGACTGTTGACAACAAAACGCTGTCAATCACTAAGTCTCGCGCTGTTCAAATCCCTTACACTGGGGAAGATGTACGGCACTTGAACAACGGTATCGGCTTCGAGACTGTTTACGGTGATCAGATTGCACAAGCAATGCGAACGCTCTGCAACGAAGTAGAAACCGATCTTGCTGTTGAAGCATACACCAACGCTTCACGCGCTCACGGTACTGCTGGAACTACACCTTTTGGCACCAACAACCACGCTATCGCTGAAATGCGAAAGATCTTGGTTGATAACGGTATGCCAACTGAGCAGGATCAAGTCTCTTTGATCTTGAGCTCTTCTGCTGGCGCTAACTTGCGAAAGCTCGCGGCATTGCAGGAAGTCAACAAGTCAGGAAATGACACTTTGCTCCGTCAAGGTATCTTGCTCGATCTGTTCGGCATGGGTATCCGTGAGTCTGCACAAATCCAAAGCCATACGAAAGGAACGGCTACTGGGTTAGACGCTAACGGTGGTGAGCCTGTTGGTGAGACTAGCATCGTCCTTGACGGTGGAGACGGTGGAACCTTGCTTGCTGGTGACGTTGTTACCTTCGCAGGAGACAGCAACAAGTACGTTGTCAACACTGGCTTCACTGCTGCTGCTGGCACTGCCGTACTGGGCTCTCCTGGCTTACAAGCGGCTTTGGCTACCACGACTGAGATGACGATTGGTGATTCGTTCTCAGCTAACATCGCTATGCACCGTAGAGCATTAGAGCTTGCAATTCGCGCTCCTGCTGTACCTGAAGGCGGTGACTTGGCTGATGATTCTTTGATTGTTCAGGATCAGCGAAGTGGTTTAGTCTTTGAGGTTCGCGTTTATCGCGGCTACCGCAAGTCTATGATCGAAGTAGGCGTGGCATGGGGTGTTAAGGCTTGGAAGCCTGACTTCATTGCAACTCTGCTCGGCTAATCATAGTCAAAGCAAATAGATGACTGGGGGCTTCGGCCCCCAAGATTCTTACTTTAAGGATAGATAATGGCGCTTATTATCGAAGATGGTTCAGGTGTAGCGAACGCTAACAGCTATGTAACTACGACAGAGTGGGATACTTGGGCAACTGCTCGCGGTATCGCTCACAGTCACAGCACAGGCAAGATCGAGGAGCTAATCCTCACGGCAATGGACTACATCGAGGCGCAGAATTTTGTAGGGCGCAAAGCAACTGACGCTCAGTCTTTGCAGTGGCCTAGAACAGAAGTGTACATAGACAGCTACTCGGTAAACTCAGATGAGATACCGAAAGAGCTAAAGAATTCAGTTTATGAAGTTACGAGAACAGTATCGGACGGAAACTTTGCGCTATCTGCAAGAGATCGTCAGACTACTCAAGAAAAAATTGGTGATATAACAGTAACTTACAAGAACAATGCCGGGATGAAGAAAGAAACTCCCGCAGTCAGAAGTGCATTGAGAAAGATTATTAAACCGTTAAGCATGGTGTCGAGAGCGTGACATTTAACTACACAGCCATTCAATCAACAGCGACTAACCTGTTGACCAGCTTTGGAGAGGATGCGACCGCAACCAGAACCGGCGGAGCTACTTTTGATCCAACTACAGGCTCATACACTGGCGGTAGCACGACAACGATAACAGGCAAGGCGGTAAGGCTGAACTACTCGAAGAACGAGATAGACGGCGAAATGGTACAGCGAGATGATGCAAGGATGTACTTTCAGGCTGGCAACGGTGCGCCTGAAATAGACGATAACATCTTGTTTGACTCCGAGAACTATAGGGTCATGAACGTAATAACCACAGCGCCATCAGATACGGATGTTATGTATGAGCTTCAAGTTAGACGTTAAGAACTTTGCAGAGGCAACTGGAAAAGATGTTGTCAGGGCAAAGAAAGCCGCCGCTTTGACTTTGTTCCGCTTGGTTTCGGAGCAGACGCCAGTGGATACGGGCAGGCTTAGAAATAACTGGCGAACAGGTATTGACAGCCGAAACGGCCGATCATTAGCGGGTGAAGACCCTAGCGGTGCTCGATCCAAGAAAGAAGCTACGACCAAGATCAAAACAGTTGTAGGGGACGAGACCATTGTGTTTTCAAATAACTTGCCTTATGCGGCGGTGATTGAATATGGCTTGTACCCCAACCCACCAAAAAACCCGACAGGAAAGACGATTAACGGTTATTCGACGCAAGCGCCTCAAGGCATGGCTCGGATTTATGTCGAGAAAATGGCGCTTGAGATGAAAAGGTCGGCTGCGGCCTTTATTCTTGCGGGACGGCAGTTGTGAGTACGGTGTTCGCGGATATTGGCGCGGCTTTAGATGGTCGAATGAACACTTTAAGCGGTGGATCTGCAATCGCTTGGCAGAACACGGTATTTAAGCCCACGAAAACAGCTTTGTATCTAAAGCCAACGAATTTGCCGGTATCTGCAAGCCAGACAGGGCTAGGGGCCAGCGGTATAGACCAACACACTGGAATTTACCAGGTGGACGTTTACGCTATTGCTGGAAAAGGAAGGAATGCGGCAGAGGTAAAAGCAGATGCGGTGGCAGATCACTTTAAGCGCGGCACTGATTTAACCTATAATGGTATCACTGTTCGCTTGGGTGACACTTCCCGAAATACGGGAATAATCGTAGATGACAGGTTTGTCATTTCCGTTTCAATCAACTATACGGCTCATGTAGCCCCGAGGTAAATATTATGACTATTGCAACAGGATCGCGGCATGACATGGCGTATATTGTCGAGTCAACTTACGGCACTACACCGTCTACGCCAGCATTCAAACCCATCCGACACACTGGGACCACTCTAGGGTTATCGAAGGACGCTATCCAGTCCGAAGAACTCCGAGAAGATCGTCAGATTGCTCATTTCCGGCATGGAAACAAAAGCGTCTCGGGTGATATTAACTTTGAGTTGTCTTACAACACTTTTAACGATCTGATTGAAGCTGTTATGTGTGGAACTTGGACATCTAGCGGAGATCCAGAGACCTTGATCGCTGGCACTACCGCTAGATCATTTACAGTTGAACGTCACCACGAAGATATTGGCAAATACCTGAGGTCAACTGGTTGCTGCTTTAACTCTATGAGCCTGTCTATTGCTCCTAATTCGATGGTTACTGGTTCTTTTGGGGTTATCGGTAAAGATTTCTCTATAGCAAGCGCGGCAATCACTGGTTCAAGTTATGCGGCTGAGACTACGACCGCCCCATTCGACAGCTTTACTGGAGCGATCACTGATGGCGGATCTACGATAGCGATTGTCACTGCATTGGAGCTGAACATTGACAACGGTTTAGAGGCTCAGTATGTCGTTGGAGATTCCACTACTTTACAGCCTCCTTTGGCTCAGTCGAACATTTCAGGGTCTATTACGGCGTACTTTGAGAATACAACTTTGATTGATAAGTTCGTCAACGAGACTTCCTCGGCTTTGACGTTCACACTGACTGATGCGGCTGGCAACGATTACTTATTTAACATGCCAAATGTGAAGTACAACTCCGGCAATCCAGAAGTGGGTGGTCCGGGCGCTGTAACCGTAACGCTTGATTTTATTGCGCTTTACAACGCAGGAATTACAAGTCAGTTACAAATTACTAGAGACGATGCGTAAATAACCTAGAGGGGAAAGGGAAGGATGGATATTAACGATTTTTATACCGCTGATGAGCATGAGAAAGGTAGAGAGGTAGCGATAAACAACCCCAGCACTGGCGAGCCGTCAGATGTGGTGTTTATTGTTAGGGGGCCGGACTCAAAAACATTTAGAAAAGCGATTTTGGCGTCTAACCGCAAGAACGTAGAGCTTGATGACGCAGACAACATGACGGACTTGCTGGTCGCGGTAACGATTGGATGGCGCGGCCTCAAGAACGGAAACGGAAAGGACGCGAAAGACGTACCTTTCTCTGAGGAAACTGCTAGAAAGATCTATGATCAATCTCCAGACGTTTCAACTCAGATCATGACGTTTGTAAGTCAGCGCCAAAATTTTACCAAAGGCTAACTGACGAGATTTTATCCTTTGCGACCTGGCAATTCTGGGCCGCAGGGTACGATAAAGAATCCAAAGTTAGCCGCCTTGAGAGTTTAAGGCAAGTTGAAAAGACTCTTGGGCGAAAGCCGAGAGAGCTAGAGCGTGCTCCAGAGCTTAGGGGCAATCTCGTTTACATTTGGTCGATCTTTGTTAGATTGAAAAATGCGTCAGATGGTCCGATAAGCTACCCACAAATAAAGGCTTATATGGATATATTCGGGGAGTTGACGCTTTTTGAGATTGATATGATTATCGAGCTAGATCAAGCCCAGAGGCTAGAGGCGAACAAGAATGGCTGATGCAAACCTAGACATACGGGTAACTTCCAAAGGAATAAAAGAGGCTCAGGAAGCACTGCGAAAGCTGGGCGTCAATGCTGACGCGGCTGAGGAAGCCGTCAAACAATACACAACAGAGACTAAGAAAAGCACAGCCGCTCAGAAGCAGTACACCACAGCTCAAACCAAGAGCAATGAAGCCGTTAATACGGCGGCGTCAGTTCACACAAAAGCTAGGGGTGGCTTTCGCGCAATGCGAGGGGCAACTCAGCAAGTTTCATTTCAGCTTCAAGATATTGCAGTCCAAGCGCAGTCCGGCACCGCCGGTTTAACAATTCTCGCCCAACAGGGCCCTCAGCTCCTATCTGTATTCGGACCCGCTGGAGCGGTTACTGGCGCCTTGGTTGCTTTCGGCGCTCTTATAGGCAGTGTATTCCTCTCGACCACCGAAGACTCTGAAGAAAGCGTTGATGACCTAAAAGACGCTTTAGGTCGATTAAATTTAATGACCGACAGGTCAAAGGGTGGGGTTTTTGCTCTAAGTCAAGAATTCGCCAAACTAGCCAAAGAATCAAGAGCATTAGCAGAGCTTGAGATTGAGTTAGATATAAGCAGGACTCAAAGAGGCTTAGAGAAGTCAATTACAGACATTGAGGAAGCTCTTGACTTTGACATTATTGGGAGTGGAGATTCGTTCCGAAGATACGAAGAAACCATAAAGAACCTTCGAGATGGGTTTGACCGTGGCGCAAAAGTCTCCCTAGCATTCACTGGCCGCATACGAGAAGCTGGACAGGCTGTTGGTCTGACTGGACCGCAATTCAATAAGTTAGCTTTAGCTCTTGCGGATTTCGAAAAAGGCAGAACCCCTGAACTTTTTGCTGATCTTCAAAAGACAGTCAAAGATTTAAGGGCAGAAAGTTCTGATACAAAGGCTTACGACGAATTTGCCGATGTT